TGTAGGCCTGCCCACCATTCGTCACCCCGCCTCCACAAAGCGGTCGAAATGGTAAGACGCATCTCGGATCTGGTCGCTGTAAGGCAACATGGACACGATATCGAGATCTCCGCGCAGCAGCTTTTCCTCTATAGCATACTGCATGGCCACGGTGATTCCGTACATCTCCTCGAACAACACGCGGGTGTCCATAGACGGACAGAACTCGGGGAGAGGGAATTCATCGGGGGGAGGGTGATGGTAACCGTCATTCACCCACCTGGGGTGGGTGTACCGGGTCATTTCGAGAGCATAGCGGGCTAGTGCTCCGACAACTGGGCATTGAGGGGTCTCATACACAGCTGAAAGAGCCTTCGCGCGCAGTAGTTGATCAGCAGTCTCGTTCGAGCATCCGATGAACGAGCTTGACCACCCGAAATTGACAAGGAACGAATAGGGGTCGCGTATGATCTCCCCAGAATCAGCAAACACCATCCCACAGAAGCTTCCACGACACGGGTCAGTGGACTCTATGATCTTGATAGTGAAGCCTAGTTCCTTGTAGTCGTCCACGGTGAGAGGCACCGTGGAACTGAACACCCCGTCGTCACCTTCAACGAACCCATCCAAATGGCCGCCTTTCTCGTGAGCAATGAAGAGCGCCAACATGAGGTTCGTGAACCCGTTTCCGAGACTGGTGCACATGTCGCCGGACATTCTCCGGGCCTTGACACTGGCCTTCACCCCAGTGCGTGTAGACATGTTGTTCACGCCCATCAGCGTATCGCAGATAAGCTTCGAATCTGCAGGATACTCAGACAGGCACCAGCGGTACAGCTCGCATTCGACGGCATCCATTATGTCCGCTTCAAAGTGACACTCGAAGGCAGTGAAATCAGTGAAGAAGACCTTCATTCCAGCCCGCTTCATAGCCGCAATGGCTTTCGGGCGTTGGGGCACGGGAACGTGCTTTATGAAGTGGTGGATCTTGTAAACAGCATTTTCAATGGCCTTGAAGTAGGGGCCAGAGAAGACCTTGAAATGGTCAGACCTGCTGTTTATCATGCGGGCGTGTTTGTAAGTGGGGTACGATTCACTTTTCACAAATGATTTAATCGCACGACACATTTTTTTTTGTGGGACGACCTCCGCGCAGGTCCGCGTGAGCACGGCGGAGTTCATCCTTCCTCGCCTCATTGTATGACCCGCAACTTTCGAGCCACTCTTCGAAGTCTAATCGCCGCACCTTGGGCACGTGGGTCCGGCAGAACTCACGCACGAACAGCTTCAACTTCAACAACAAGACGGGGTTTTTCTGAGGAACAGGAGAGAGCAGTCGCTTGAAGAACCCGCACTTTACGGTGTCAGGGTCGTTCGAATCCACACAGACCGGGGCGAGCCCCGGAATGCATACGGAGAGGGACTGGAACATGCGCCTGCGCGCTCTCCTGGTTGGAGGCATGGTCAGATGATACGTCACTGAGGGGACGGCGGGACGCGGTATGGGCATCTCGCTGGCTCTCGCTCCGTAACAGTAATTCCGGCCACGCCTCCGGCGTGCGTTTACTCGATGGGGGCGTCCTCCGTCGGGCCCGCCAGGTACAGGCGCGGAGGACTCTGAAAATCCTGGCGCAGAAGAGAGGCCACCAACTCTTCTGTGCCATCGTAGATTGCAGCGCACATTTCATCGGGTATCGGCATGCAGGCGAGCCGCATAAGCTTCTGCCTTATTTCTTTTCGGTCAGGATCAGCGCCACGGTGAAACTCCGACATCACCGAGGTTGCCATGTGAGGACAATACAGAAGTTGGCGAGACCGCATCTTGTACAAGAGGCCAATGAAACACATCGTCAATGTGTAGTACAAGTACTTCCAGCCCCAGTACGCAACACTGTTCCCAACAGCCGGAAACAGGTAGGTCGCGGAACCCGCACCCGAAAGGAAGCAGATTGAGGCAACAAAGTCGTTACGATCTTTGTAGAAACGCCGGCCAAACATCAGTATCAACAGGGCAGCCAAGAGCAAAGCTTCGTCAGCATAAGAGAGTACCCTCTTCAGCAACTCGTAACCGGGTATGCTAAAGGAGACACTGATACCTATGATATACTTGACGTAGCCACGATCCTGACCCGCCACCGTAACGAGGTGGTCCAGCATTCTCTCCGTAAGCAACATGACGGCGGCAAAAGCCACTGGGATTCCGTAGAACGCGTCTATGCTAAAAGAGGAAATGATGAACGAAATCAGCCCATTGTGAGCCATGCAGAACAGGAGGGCGTAGACTGCGGCAACCACCAGCCGCATCCACAACTGACTCCTTGCAGTTTCGAGCTCGATGATCTGGAGTATGAAGTCCTGCTTGAGG